TAGGAGCAGCTCCAGCTGTACGTGCGTACGTGAAGCCTACAGCACCAGGAAGAGAGCCTCCCATTTGAAACTGTCCACCCCATGCAGGACTGTAATTACGTCCTTTGGTGTTGTATGCCAGTCCTTTGAATCCTGGAGGAAGTGATACATCAGGATTGTTTGGGTTGGCTTTCTTCCCATAGTTATCCTTGGTCTTTTGTTTCAAGACCATTCCTCCTTGTTCATATTTATCTAACCAGTTGTTCATTATTTGTAAGAGATTTGAGCTGGTGTGTAAATAAACTGTGATACTAGGTGTGCATCGTAGCGATTGTCTAGGATGTGTCTCACCTTTAATTCCTTAGCACGCAGAGGTTCCTTCTTGAAGGATCTCTTTCCATAGTCCATGTTCACCTGATTCACCACTTTGTCTAGAGATAAATTCTCGCACGTGCGCACGAAGAGAGGCAGTTGCTTGTCTTTTACCAATGACCAGAATGTATTATACTGGTAGAAGTTGTCACTCTTGGTGAATGTAATTGTCTTACTCTCAGCGTTGTACATAGGATACTTCAAGTATTCCTTTAGGTTGTTGATTGGTTTAGGAACCAACTCAAGCACACCTGTACTCTGTTGACCATTGTAAAGGACAGCCTTATTAAACCAAGCATTGTCAGTTTCTATCTTGCGGTTATCATCAGACACACCATCTGGATCAGAGAAATATCTGTATGCCTTGGTGTAATCTTGTACACTCTGAAGGATTTCATCCTGATACTGATAGGCAAAAGGATACTCAATGATGTAAGGTTCTATGTTTCCATAGAAGTAGTTATACACCACTGGATTCTTCAGGTGCCTCCAGATACAAGCAGTTGATATTTGGTTATACGTGGTGGCTGCTAAACTCACGGGATTAACTGTAGTGACAGGGAAGTTTTTCTTGTTCTTACACCTACCTGTAGATTCTACAGTGATGACATTAACAAGATCATCTACAACATAGCTCACCCCAGAAATCAAGTCCTCCTTGGAAACACCCGTTGCTAGAGTGTTCCCAAGTTGGTCAATGATTGTGAAAGGTCCTGCTGTAGGTCCTGAGCTAGTTAATTTTATGATGATTGTCTTAGCCATTCTTACTTATTTAACAAGTGCCATCTTCAGCAATTATCTGGACAGCAGTGATGTTGTTAATATTAGCGTTTATGAAAGTCATTGTGATACCGCTACCTATAGATGTATTTTGACAAGTAACTGTACCAAGACTATCAATTAGTGTAATCTTGTGACCACCAAAAGTACAAGTGTATGTAATCACAACTGTTTGTGCTCCACCCACTTCTACGGTATTTAGATTAGTATTGCCACCTCCTGTGTTTGGTAGAGGAACTCCACCCACATAACTAGCTGGACTTCCCTGAACACTAATGCCACTAACTGTTGTATCCAGAGATAATGACATATCTAAGAATATATTAGACACTAATGAAGTGGTGGTAGTTGTAGTTGTTGTAGGCGGTACACTTGTAGTTGTGGTTGTAGTGGTTGGTGTACTTGTAGTAGTTGTTGTAGTGGTTGTAACTACTGTAACATCTATGTAGTTTACACAAGTGCCTGTAGACTTTATTCTTATAATTGTTGTACCATTAGGTACAAGAGCAGAAGAATAACCAGCCAGAAGAGCTGCCTTAGACACTCCTGTTTCAAATGCTGAAACATAACCATCTACGTTTGAGTAGAGATTAAAAGGACCTGTATCTGTCCCAGCTGTTGTTAATGTTATCAATACTGTCATTGTATATAATATTTAAAAGTTATGGTAATATCTCCTGTTCAACAGCTGTTCCAGCTAATGAGCAATCAGGTGCTGCTGTAGTTGTTGTAGATGTGCTGCTAGTTGAAGATGTTGTTGTAGTTGTTGGAGATGTACAAGAGCCAAGTTGTGTTATGTTACCAGCACCTCCAGTTTGTGTAACTGTTCCTGTTTGAGCACAGATAAGCGGAAACGCACCACTAACTGTAGCAGAATTTGGTGTACCATCACATTCCAACCACTCAACATCTATTGATGGAGCACCTTCTATTTGATAATTATTACAAGTAATAGGTGCTGCTGTAGTAGTAGTAGTAGTTGTTGTACTACTGGTTGATGTAGTAGTGGTGCTACTAGAACTTGTAGTGGTAGTAGTTGTTAGAGGTACAGAAGTGGTTGTAGTAGTTGTTGTTGGTGAAGCTGTAGTTGTAGTGGTAGTTGTTGGTGTTGCTGTAGTGGTAGTTGTAGTGGTCATACCTGCTATGTTGCATATAATTTGCACTGCAGTTGTACAGTTGAAATCAACACCGTTAAATATAATATTATTTGTACCTACAGGTATTGTCTGTGTCTGAGAATCACCAAGACTATCTATGATCGTAATTGTTTGACCTGCCACACCTGATGTTACAGAAAGTAAATCTACAGCATAAACATTAGGAACAGTCAAAACATTTGACAACTTTCCATTTATTGTAGTGGACGGTGTGCTTGGGAAAGCACCGCTTGTTACAACAACAGATGAACCACCAGCATCCATACCGCTAATATCCAAATCATCTGAGTTGTTTACTAAGGTGAATGTTCCAATACAAGCAGTAGTTGTGGTTGTAGTGGTTGGAGGTGCAGTGGTAGTGGTAGATGTTGTAGATGATGTGCTAGTAGATGTTGTAGTTGTGCTACTAGTGGATGTTGTTGTTGTGCTAGTGCTACTAGTGCTTGTTGTTGTTGTAGTTGTACAACTGGTAATGTATACGATCAATCCACCTATCACCTGGAACACTGTGTTAACAGATTGAGAAGCTCCTGTGAAATACCAACCATCAGCAATTGTTGTACAATCAGTTGTACCATTTGTAACAAACACACCAGATCCAAGGTAGAGTCCTTGATATTCAATAGTGAGGAAGGTAGGTACAACGTTTACATACGATCCACCAAATGTATTCAGATAGGCAACAGCGTTACATGCGGCTGATTGACTTCCTGTAGAAACCACACTGCTTGGAGGAGATATGATGTTATAGCCTGTGTAGAACACCTCGTCTATCAAATCTTCAGGTCTTGTACAAGGAGGTATTGGGGGTGGTACTGTCACTATAGCTGTTCCTGATAATGTACAGCTTGTTTCTGTAACAGTTCCTGCAAGATTACAGTTCTTTGTAGTAGTGGTTGTAGTGGTGCTGCTTGTAGAAGTGGTAGACGTACTAGATGTAGTGGTGGTGGTTGGAATAGGTCCAGGAACACCAGCTATCACTTCAAAGTCATCACAACATCCATTAAGACCAGAATAGAAGAAGTTGTTCTCCCCAATATACCAGTTAGGGATATAGCTATGGAAGCTTATCCAACTCTTAGTGTTGAAGTTGAAAGACACTGTCCAGCTCTTATTACAGAAGTAGGTTTCATCTGTTAGATACACTCTCTCACGTACAATGATAGGTTTCAGAGTGGTGGTAGTGGTAGTTGATCCAGCGGTTGTTGTTGTACTAGTAGTAGTGCCAGCAGAAGTGGTTGTACTAGTGGTAGTGCTGTAAGCAATTTGTTTGTATGCTTTTTCAACATAAAACTCTCTATTTACAGCATCGTATTTAACATCTTTGCTCTTTGGAACATAGTCAAGCTTAGTGATGAGCACCCTGTCATACTTGCTATCAAATACACCATGCAAACCAATTCCTGTGAAGTGGTTATCTGTAGGCACATCTGGGAAGTAACGCAGGATTTCAAATGCCAGGTGGTCTGTAAAGAACCTATTAAGTCCTGAACCAAACCCTGACAGGTCTACAGCCTGTGTACCAGTAACAAGGAACACTTGACCACGTTTAGCATCCACACTCACCTGTCCTTGTGGAATCTTCAACAACATCTTGTTTTGGGTTCCTACATATCCCAAATCAGTTTCTGCGAAGTCAATCGGAGGAGCTGATCTAAAGAACTGAGGATTACCAACATACGCTGCCTGAGGATTGCTTGTATCTATCGTAAGGAGGTTGTTGTACAGAAGTGTCTTGTTCTCAAAACGAGCAAGCACTGCCTTGTTCTGAATTCCATCTAGAGATACAAGATCTCCATAATTCTGAGGGAAGTCATAGTAAGAGATGGCTCTGTAAATCAACCAGCTATTTACCCTGTTATCAGAGTCAATGTTCTGAGAATCAGAATAGATAGCTCTGAAAGGATAGTAGGTGAAGCAAGGCCTATCCCAATCAATAGGTAGATTTGTAAATGTATTCTCCCTATTCTGCTTAGAATAGGTGACATTATAATAGTAGGTGTTGTCCTGAACAATAGGAACATAACTTTGCTGCACCCAGTCATCAGGAATACCCGTGCTCACGTGAGGCCAGAAGTCACCCTCTCTATTGTTGAAAGCTTGACGTAAGTCTACGTTATAAGAACTTTCACAATAGAAATTAGGAATACCATACGCAAACATATAGAAGTATCCATCGTAGAATGTTCTTCCAGGATTGCTATCCTTGGGTTGTCCAGGAGCCACAAACTGACTGTTAGGACAGTCAAAGTTGTGAGCCTTATAGGAAATAATGTTTGATAACACACCTACACTTGTAATGGTGTAGTCTCTAAGAATAGAACGTGCTGAGTGCCAGTATTTTGGATAGGCTATGTTACCTATCTCATCATAGAATATATCACTATCATCAGGAGCATTCACACGATTGTCAATAAAGAATGGAAGCTTGGTCTTAAATGCAAACCTGCTAATGAATGTATCACCACCAAACACTGTTTGTATGTCGGGAGTAAGATCATCCACAAGCACTTGGAAACCAGTGTCCACCGTGCTGTAAGAATAGATTTGTCCGTATTGATTGACAAATACATTCTTAAGAGATGCGTAATAAGAAACAACAGACATGTCTTCTTCCTTAGCAGGAGCTTGACACTTGCTTCTTTCTGATATAGTAAATCTTGATATGTCTGTAACTATTGGGCTTCCTGCAGACAGCATGTTAGGGCTTTGGTCTGGGAAGGGGAGAGCTGCCTTATCAATGTCAGTTCTTAGGTAGACAGATGATTCTCTTTGGAAGTTGTTGATGTTGTATATATCACCAACGTTTTGTACCCCAGGAATAAGGTATCTAGCTATGTCAAGGTTACGTTGCTTAATTCCTTGATTATCAGGAACCCCTACACCATAGTTATAATCTCCTATAGAGTTGAAAGAATAGGCATAGTTCTTCCTCGTGATACCATTTACATATATTGTCAAATACGCCTGATATGCTGTAAACATAGCAGTCGCATTGAATGGTGTAGTTTGATCACCTAGTTCTTCAGCACTTTCAAGAGCATCACGCTGAGCTTCTTCTGTTAAGAGTTTATACTTAGCGTTATCTCTCACCTCAACAAAGTGACCCTTACCTCTACCAAACATTACACTCTCAAGCTTCAGAACACCACCTAAGAAAGGCTGTCCGAAAGATGTTTCAGGAGAGTTAAATATCTGTCTGTATTTTTCTGTAAATCCAGGTTGAGGAGTTTCAGCTTTACAATTTGCACCTGTAACAAGTGTAGGACCAGTGAAACAGATTTCACCAGGACCTTCAATTTGTACAGGACCACCTGTGCCAGGAACTACATATAATGTATACACTGGAGAGGTAGGCCATCCATTTACCCATTGTGTAGTGATGCCTGTATAAATATCATTCCACTCAATTCTACCACCTCTGGCAAATGAAAGAGGACCAGGATTACAAACCTGGGCTGTCCATATCTCATATGTAGAAAGCCCCACCTTTCCTGTTGCAGGACCAAGGACTGTAGGCTTACCTATTGAACAAAGTGGGTATTGACCAATTGCAAAGTATTTTTTCTTTGTTGCTTTGTTTGTATTACAATCAGTGTATTCCACCTCAGCAAAAGAAGGTCCACCAGCAGGGTCTAGACCGAGTGTATCTATGAATACAGTATACCCATCACAAATTTGTGAGTAGGCATTGTTTGTTGTATTGAGGAACGGATCTGAGTTAAGATCGTTGTATGGGTAGTTAGGATAGTAGTAGGTTTCTTCTTCTCTCTCATACGTGTTTACGTTCCTAAGGATACCCTTAGCAACAATAGACTTGTTTGTACCACGATCAGCACGAATGATTTTGAATGCTACAATATCATCTTTCTGCTCTGGTGTAAGATTAGATGTCTGGATGAGTGTGCTCACTAGTTGTACATCTATTTGTACACCAATAGGGAACACAGCATCATTGCCCTGAACCATCGCACTAGGACCTAAGAATATCTTAGATTCGTAAGAAGGACTTACATTGATGTCAGGGAACTTGTGGTGCCTAATAGGCTGACCAGCTAAATCACCCCACACATCTTTATTACATGGATAGGTATCTGTAGATTCCCAATAACCAAACTCACCATACTGATAAGGACCTCTGTAGTCAGGAGCTGGAGAATATCCAGGACTTGTTCCAAGAACAGATCCTGTGTTGTAGATTTTCCAATATGGGCTATATCCCACTCCTCCAGATGTGTAATCAGGAACGCCTATAAAGTCTGGGTTGGTATCTGGTACATCAGGTTGCAGGTTCTCTGTAGGACCTTTGATTCTACCAGGAATATGGAAACCATCTGTCTGCTTACCATTCTTAAGTAAGAATACTATCTCAAAAGCATACACCTCATCTCTCAAATAACCTCTGAGATTGGTGGCATTCAACTCATCTGAATAGTTTTGGTCAGCAGGAATTTTCCAGCTTTCCCATAACAGAGGAATTTGACTAGCAATGCTTTGGTAGTTGATACGATCAATGGATGTAAGTTGGTCCCATATCAAGACATCTTGTGCAACAGTAAGATCTTGTGCAATGTCGTAATAAGGGAACTTCTCAAATATATCATTGATGGTCAGTCTGATTTGCGTTACGTTCTGACCAGTGTATGTGATTTCCTTCTGAACAGCATCAATGTAATATGTACCAACTAGCTCAACAGAAGTGATATCGTTGATTGTCTTAATCACTGCTAAGTTGAAATACTGGTAAAGTCCAGTGTCCTCAAGATTGCTTATATTGAGGATGATGGACTTCCCAACAGCATAGTTGAAGTTCACTGATGTAATGAACTTATCAGCAATAGGTGTTGGGTTAGTAACAGAATAATAGGACGTGTAAGGATTACCCTGAGCATCAGAGTATTGTGCAGCAAACTGATACGTACCAGCAATCAGATTACCTGTGCTAGTAACATCAGTTACCTCCAGTTGAGGTATATTAAAGTTGGGTTGAAGCTTAAGTTGATTACAGTCTAGATCATCTGTATATTCTGGATCACAGAACGGAGTTCCAGATTTTAGAACTTTTGGAACATTGTCAATGTCCAAATATCTCCTAGGATTAAATCCATCTGTCCAATAAATCTCTGTGGTGCAATTAGTTATCTTGTGCGCCACCTTATGGATAGGATAGCCAGTGTTGAAGTTGAGGCAAGGAGCATTTACAATAACACGGTAGATACAATCGTTGTTCTCCATATATCCAATCTGACTAGCTCCTGTGTCAGGATTGGTAATAAAGAATATATGTTTACTCTTCTCTTGGATGAAGTGATTACCTATAAGCACAAAGCCAGAAGGGAACGTAACACACAGTTCGTTCCCTGGCTCATTCTGATAGTTTACAGAATTAGCATCATAGTTTTCAACAGCAGCATTTAATGCATACGTTAGTTTCCCCTTCGCAATTTGGTTAGGGGTTTGGTCCATGTTAAGACCTGTGGTAGCATTATTATACTCCTGCCTAATATTGCCTTGTTCCTGTTCAGCCATTAGTATTAATTATTGCGTCTCCAACCATATCTATTGCTACGATTGGGGAGTTCATACATGTTAAATCTGTTCAAGTCATTCTTAATCCTACGTTGCTTAGTCCAAGGATCTTGCTTCTTAACCTCAATGTCAGCCATGATAAATGCCTCATCAGCCATCTGTTTGTAGTTCACCATCTTCCTCTCTAGCTGATTGTATGTCTCATCATTCACTTGATTGGTAAGTGTTTCTATCACTTTATACTTGATGAAAGCTTCAATAAACTCTCTGATACGATAGTTGTCAGGAATCAACTGATTTCCACCAGGGTCATATGCTGTAGAATAGAAAAGCAAATGCACTACACCATTACGGAAGTTAGTGACAAACTTATTATCTCTTACATCAAATGAGTCATATGAAGAGGAACCAGGAGTGAACTCATTAATAGGAGGTGCCTGTGCATAGAACTCCCAGTTATTGGTATAGTCTACACCACAGTTACCTTGTGCGGATATATTACCAGGTTTTAGTAGATATTCTCTACGATAGCTAACTGCTGCTTGATTATTAGTCTTGTACACTGTTTGAACGAGTTCAGGCATACAAGATCCATCACATCCTACATTACCACAACAAGGACTGGGGATGGTACAATCTGTGGTGATAGGGCTCACCTGAATTGTTGTAGATGTAGCAGCTTGTGAGTAGAATGAGTTAGCCTGTTGATAAGGGAAACCATTTACAGCTGTGCACATCCAAGCCTCTCTTACAGCAAAGAAGTTGTCTGGGAGTCTAGCTTGATAGTCGTTAATGTATAGGATTTCCTGAGAAATCACATAAGTGGTTCTGCCCAACTTTCTTAGACACTTGTCTAGATAGGTGGGGAACATCAAATCATCAACTGCCCCTGTATCAAAATAGCTTTTGAATTCCTCCTTAACTGTAGCGTATACAGGCTCAGGGCTGATGAAATTATATTTGTAATAGTATGACATCTATTTTACTTTTTCCATTCGTGGTAGAGATGCTGATATTTGTCATCAGCGTTTAGGTAATGTGAAAGAAGTCTAGACGTGTTTCTGGAAGGTTTAAAATACCACAACGGTGATTGTCTAAATCTAGCTGTTGATTTGAACCACACCCATCCAAAGAAGAAGCCCTCTGTGTGAAAGTTAAAGTTGTAAATACGTTTACCTTTCTCCTTTGTCTTTTTCCAGTCAATAGGAAGGTTGACAAACTCTTTTCCATGAATGTCTTTTACCTTCTTACGCTTTTTCTTGTTTATGGCAAACTCACCAAAACCAAAAGGTAGCTTTGCTTTCTCTCCTGTCTCAAGAATGTATTCTTTAAACGCATCGTTAAAAGAGTAAACGATGTTTCTCCATTGATCAAAGGTGAGCTTTATGGACGGATGTTTCTTACAGAAACTGTTGTAGTTTTCTTTGCTGGCGCTTCTCCAGTCTATCTTTACTCTCATATCTTATCTCAAGTTTGGAGCGTTAGGTGCTTGACCATCAACTCCATCACTTGTGATGTCTGTCTTCAATTTGAAATACGTAGAGAGAAGCTTCTGAGAAGTGAGCTCCAACACCTGCTTTTCTAGATAGCCAGGAACTGGAGATTCTTTATCTAAAGGATTTACACACAGTTGTTCTGGTGTATAGCTAGGAGTTCCGCATCCACACTCTGGATACATTATCTCATTTGGAACATCTTCCTCGAAAAGAGCAACAAGTCTGATTGCTTTTAAGAGTGGATTGTTCACATACAGATATCCGTTAGAAATCCAATAGTATTCCTCCTTCTTAATTATAGGAAGCTTGAGCAAGTTCACGTATCGGTTGATGGTTATTTCCTTAAGTTTCTTTCCCTGACCACTCATGGCGTTAATTGAATACACACCCTGAATGACATATTGATAATTACCCTCTGTAATCCTAGGCAGCTTGAATCTTGTTCTAGCCACTGTGCAAGGATCAGCATAATCACAACACTCAGAAATAGGAACTTCCACCGTCTCTAAACAAGGGATGGTGGTAAAAACTGTATCGGTTGCCCATAACTTCCTCAGATTAGTCTCACGCTTTATCAGGAGGAAGGCATTGTTTCTAATTTCAGACATGATAGCCCTATCCGTGATCAAGTTGTCCGTGGAGAGCAACTTGTGCATAGAGCGCGCATCTGAAACTAGCTTCCTAAAAGTTGACATTATAAATACTGTTTGAATATATTTGTTATTCCATCTTGAAGATCTATCAGGAATCCTGTCACCTCACCTTTAGTGATGGTGTATCCATTCTTATCATCCCAGCTACTCTTAGCTGTGGAGAATGCAGGTAGTTGATAGAACTTAATACCATTGAAATCAAGACTCATTTCATGGTGTTTGTCACCTGTAAATATGTAGAAGTTATCGTGTTCTGACCATCCGTTCTTAAATTCCATAGGGAACAATCCAGCAAGCTTTGCAGGTTTTAGAGCATCTCCGTGGTTAAACATTAATGCTGATGTACCATAGCTTACATACTTTCTATACCTTGGAGAGATGTCAAAGAATACACGCTCTTCGTTTCTGAAGTAGGTTTGTAACCAACTGGCTAAATGCCATCCTACATATTCATCATGATTACCAGCTACAAATACAACATCCACATCTCCTCCTTTCTGAAGGAGCAGGTTTATCACACTCACCTCATGATCACATATTGCATGAAAAGAATCGTGATATGAAAGAATGTTTTGTTGGGGTGTACCCTTTGTAGTTGTGTTGGTAAACTCACTGTTAAACTCATCAGAACCAATGATGTATTTGATGTCTGTGATATTGTTAGATATAGAGGCTTGGTCTAGAATAATTTCCACCCTCTGGATGAAATCACCAAAGCGCTGGTCTATATCATTCTCTCCTCCTATATCTAGCTTGTTTAAATGGGAATCCTGTTTGTTGATGATTAGGCAAGCTTCTTTCTTGCTTTTCTCATACTTAGGAGCCATTACTTCTGGAGACATTGGTTGATAGCTCTCTAGGAAAGAGATGAAGCTATCTTGAAACACTTGCTCATTCTTCTTCTTACCCAACCAAGCTTTTACTTGGTAGTAAGGTTTATCACTATTACCCCAGTAGTTCTGTACGTACTTAGTTATTTCCCACTTCTCTGTGTCAATCTTGCACTTATCAATCAACTCGTCTAGAGTTTTGATTTCCTCTTCGCTATTGAAGACCACCTCACCTGTTCCTTTCTGAACGTCTTCAAAAAACCTTATCACTTGATCTTCAAGTTCTCCAATGTAGTTTGCAACTTCTGCATCTTCCTGTGCTTCTTGTGACCCTCGAAGCTCTTTTATCAATTCATCCACCTCACTTTCTGTAATGTTGAGTTTGTCTGCATAGAACTTTTTGCTCTTTTTCCAATGAAGCATTTGCTCCAATTGTTGCAGAAGAGATTGATTTTCAGGCATTTGCAACTTTTTTGAATTAAAATTGCCCTAAAGATACGAAGGTTTTTTGATATTTTCCAAATTATTTTAACCTTTCTGGTTATCCATTCTAACCAACTTAGTTATAAATAAAAAAACTCCCCAGGGTAGAAACCCCAGGGAGAAACCCTGAAAACCAACAAACAGAGTTTTTTTATTACTTTACCCTACCGTAGTAGTGGTTGTTGTTGTAGGTGCCACTGTTGTTGTGGTGGTTGTTGTAGGACACGCTCCAAGGTTAGCTGATGACACACCTGGTACAGGAGGCACCACTAATGTTCCTGCGCAAGCACATACGTAGATGATGCTAGGACCCGCTACAGAAGTGTTTACAAGAATTCCTCCACACTGGTAGTAAGATATATTAACAGGTGAAACAGTTGAATTGGTCACAGAATAGAACAGACAAGAAGGACAAGCTATTGTTGTAGTGGTTGTAGTTGTAGAGCTTGTAGAAGTTGATGTTGTTGTAGTTGTTGGACAGCAATTACCTAAAGCCACCTGAAGATTATAGATCTGCTGTTTAAGACTACAGATCTGAGTATCAATCTTTTGGAAAGCCACAGTTGCAGTGTCATACGTTGCAATCAATGTACAAGATAAATTAGGTCCGCTGTATGCAACATTGTTAGTTGGCGTAAGAGGCGTACTACAAGGATCACATCCGCAGGTTACAACTGGAATCGTTGTACAGCATGGATTTTGTGGAAGGTATATCATTTTATATAAAGAGTTTAACTATTAAGGAATATACATAATGTAGTAGCATCCCAGACCAGGCTGGTAGTTAGCATGGGCTAATCCGCCTCCTGTAGAACCAACACTGACTGCCACAGAAACTCCTGTGAACGCTGTGTTTGTACTAGTGGACGAACTCTTTATGCCATTCATATCCATAAGGTCACCTGATGTACCAGGCTCATTCTGATCAGCTTCTCCATGGGCATATGCAATTGTATGCAAGTGTCCAGGATCAGTTACAACGGCTGTAGCTGAGTGAGAGTGAGCAGGAATCTCTGTAGCTGAAAGAGTTACATTGTTAGAACCAGCAGTTCCTAATAAAGCATAGCTAGGATTACCAGCTACACTAGGATCAACTGCAGGGTTGAAAGCTCCTCCACCCATACCTGTTGTAGCACCAACTGGTACACGTCCTCTTTTATCAGGAGTGCCATTGTTACCATTACATAAATAAATCTTGTCCCAGTCACCTAAACCTTTACCGCTTACATCAAATTTACCAGCAGGGTCACCATAAAATTCTACAACTGTGTATGGAACCATACGGTTATAGAACTTAGTACTGGTTCCAACGCTAGTTAGATAGGCAGCAATGAGAGAGTTGATTTCAGAAAGCTTAACATAGTTTGTATCTACGTCAAGAGCAAGAGCATCAAGCTCAACCTCTAAGCCACAAAGCTTTGTGATAACAGCTTGCAGAATTGCATGTGTTCCAGAGGAACTGGTTACACCTGTAAGACATCCTACAGTGTAAGGTCCTTCTAAAGCAGCAAGGTCATCCTCAATAGCAGTTACACGTGTGTCGAGCTCACATACAGCTCTGATGATTGCACTAACTACATTTGGAAGACTAAGGTCTTCGCATGATACAAGATTCTTGCTTACAATCTCGCAAATAATTTGAGGGTTGATGGGTAGCACTATACCAGTTCCATCAAGAGTGGATGTGAGAAATGTAATCAATGCTTGCTCAACATACGAAAGAGAGTCTCCTGTCTTGATTCCCAAAATAGGAACATCTACACCCGTATATCTTACACATTGATCAGACGTTGTTTCTACACAACCGTTATAGCAATTTGAACAAATGTTGGACATTTATTTATATTTTAAAAGTTTTACTCTACTCGCAATCATGTTCACCGTGAATGGAGCAGCATAATCGGGGTTACAATACTTATAAGCAAGTATTCTTCTGTAGTTTATAAGAGCCAGCATTACCCCTCCAGGTACAGGCTGGTTCAACATAAACACAACGTTGTTGTATAAGTTGTTTGCAAGAGAAGCTAGTTTACAATCTATATCAGCAATTAATGCTGGAATACTAGCGCATTCTGGACAACTTGTAAGCCTGGGTGATAACATTTCTTATAAGTTTTCTTCCTTGTTTTACAGCACCATTACATGCTGCACAAAGACCGTTAATCAATTGACATCCACATCCAACCTTAGCTCCACAGTTTTTACACATAGCCATATTAGTAGAAGTTTATTACGTAGTTGGTTCCAGAGCAACCACAATTGTTTTTTATAAAGTTATTCAGCATCATATCTGCCTGAGTATAAAGCCTTGTTGCTTCAATATCAGCACAGTTGTTTGCGGCAGCAATAGCTCCTTGCATAAAGAAGTTAATAGAGTTGAGATCCACAAACGCTTGTGTTTTGATAGCTCTATCACATTCCATCATGTCAAGCTTCATAAATGCTCCATCAAACTTCTCTTGTAGCTGCTCAACACGCATGATAGACTTCTCTACGAAGTTTATGTATGCAGGAGCTACAGAATATCTTAAACGATAAACCCCATCAGGCAGAGGTTGATCTACACCTACGGGGCTTATTCCTAAGTTTGATGTGGTAAATATGTTAAAGTCGTTAACACTGAATGGTTTATAGAATGTTCCAAATCCAGGAACCGTAATTTCAATTGTAGCACCAGAAACAACAGGTGGATTAGTTGGGTAAACGGAAGCATCAGCAACCCCAAGTGTTGTTACATTGTATGTTGGGATTACCAATATGTCTAGTTTTAAATCTGCCATGTTGCTTTAAATAAATAAGCCAGAGGATTGAGTAGTATCCTCTCACCTCTGGCTTAGGTTATATAATCTATGTTACTTGCCTACTATTACGGAATCAAGGTTGATGTGGTAGTAGTAGAAGGCCATACAGTGGTTGTAGTAGAAGTGGTAGTTACACACACACCATTCTGAGAAACAACTGCACCAAGACCTGCCACAAGAACTGCTTCTACAGCGGTTTCCATAGCGCTATCCTTTTCAAGAGCAATGATTACAGTGCTATCTTCCATGATATAATCGCCCCACTGATATTCAGACTTGTTGTACTCATTAAACTTGATGTAGTAGGTGGTATATGTAGTACCATCACTCACCCAGCTCTCAAAGTTCTCATTGTAACCATTCATCCTGTAGAGATGCTTCAGATAACCAGCTTGGTAGCTGTAGAAGTTTTTCTCCAATTGTGCAATCTCAGCAGATGTACCAGAAGCGTAAGAAGAACGCTGTACAATTACTGGATCAGCAACAGTGTTACAAGGATCAGCTACAATGAAGTCAGCTGTGGTTGCAGGTCCGCTAAACACGAATGTACGGAACCACATCCTGTCATACTCGAAAGGAAATGCTGCTACATCACAAGGCTGACCATATTTGGTAAGAGGCTTACCAGTGATACGCAAGAAAGCGTTTTGGTCGTTACCAATTCTCTGGAACTGATAGAAATCAGAGAAAGTGATGTTGTCAGGGTTGTTACCAGGAGCTTGAAGATTGAAGTGATAAATCACATCATCGATCAAAGCAGGTACATCAACGCTAGCACAAGGATCACCACCGCAATCACAACAAGGTGCGTTTACAGTTACTGAACGAGTGAAACCATTGAAATACAGGGTGTCAAGGTAGCTAGAGTGAGCACGAAGTGTTACAGTGATAATGTCACCACATTGTGCGTTCCAGTTAACAACATCTGTAATTTGAGTGAGAGGAGTAGGACAACCGTCCACTTTGTACCACTCAGTTACATTGCTGCTACAACCAGATCCTGAAGGACAGCCTTTAATCTTATCTGAACGCTTAGAGCCTTGCAGATAAGTGTTAGTACGGCCCTGCGCAATATAAAAATAAGGAGCAGCTGCGATGTTTGCAGCTGTAGCCAGAGTGTAGTCATTTCTAAAAATGCCTACTTGTCCAGCTGTCAAGTTTTGCGTAGATCCAGAACTAGGGAGCGCAGTTTGCCCTACTGGTACTACGAAAAGCGTAGTTAATGAAAAATCAGCCATTTTGCTTTATTTTAGGTGATTGAAAAAATTTATTCGTTTGT